AGGAGATACAATTGAGTTGTGTCCTTATCTGGTCACGGGTTATGCTGACGTTGGAGATGAGTGTGTCCTCCATGACTATATGTTTCACACTCCTTACGTCGATGAGGAACAGTATTACATCCCACTGGGCCATGCTATGGTCTATAACCACAGCGCAAGTCCAAACGCTGAGTGGGACATTGAAGAAGAAGACGAACGCTTTGTTAAGTTTTATGCGCTTAAAGAAATAAAGCAAGGCGAAGAAATACTACACGACTACGGCGAAGATTATTGGGAAAGCAGAGTATCTGAACAGGAGTAGGAGATGGCACGTGTCTCTAAAAAAACCCCCGCTAAAAAAGTCAAAACCGCACAAGCTAGGTCGAAAACGAAACAGGCTAGAGCGGTTAAACTTTCGACGGGTGGTGCGCCAAAGAGCAAAAGCAGAGTTAACGAAGCTGGCAACTATACTAAGCCCGGAATGAGAAAGCGGCAGTTTAACCGCATTAAGGCTGGCGGCAAAGGTGGCGCACCCGGTCAGTGGTCGGCGCGTAAAGCCCAGATGACAGCAGCCGCTTATAAGAAGGCTGGTGGCGGTTACAAGTAATGAAACATGTTTTTCTCCTGTTTGTGTTTTTGGGTACAGGAGAAGACAAACAGATGGTCAGCAGCGATATGTACTTTGCAGACCTTAACGATTGTGTCTGGTTTGCACAGGCATTACATAAACAGGGGGAAAAGATAACTTCCTACTGCCTACCCAAACTTGTAAATGAAAATATAAAGGTGTACTGATGGACCCCATTAGCGCAATGGCAACAGCATCGGCTGCTTTCGGTGCAATCAAAAAAGGAATGCAGGTAGGCCGCGACATTGAGCAAATGGCAGGTGACTTGTCGCGTTGGATGGGTGCCATGTCTGACTTGGAACAGGCAGAGAAAGAGGCAAAAAATCCACCCATATTCAAAAAACTGTTTGCTGGACAGAGCGTAGAGCAAGAAGCTATCACTGCTTTTGCAAACAAAGAGAAAGCAAAGCAGCAGCGATATGAACTGCAACAGTGGATTTCCTTGACAATGGGTAGGTCAAAGTGGGATGAATTGGTTCGTATGGAAGGCCAAATTCGTAAGACCCGTAAAGAAACACTGTACAAGCAAAGAGAACGCCGACAAAAATTTGTAGAATTTATAGCATGGACTATCATGGCTACTATAGGTGCGGCTCTCTTATATGGATTTGTGATGTTTCTTAAAGGTAAAGTTGCTCATGCAGCAGACCCAGAATATGTAACATGTAGATTAAAGGGATGCACCACAGTTGACAAACAGCGCGTATGCGTGTATCATGGTGTGAATAATACGGTAGATACTTTATTTTTTCGTATGGACGAATGGTTTCCCCGTGAATTTCAGTGTAAGTATGACCCTAACGAAACCAAGCCTCCAAGCATTCAAGAAACCTTTAAAGCAATTAGAAAGTCACAGAAGTAATATATGTTCCAAATTTTATTTTTAATAACAGGTTTTGTTCTGGGTTTAGGATATCAAGCAGCTTTTTTATGGTGGCTATGGTATGTAAGGAGATTATATTATGGCACTAGCTAAATCCCAAAAAAGTTTAAAGTCGTGGACTAAACAAAAATGGAGAACAAAAAGTGGGAAGCCGTCCAGTAAAACTGGTGAAAGGTATTTACCGTCAGCCGCTATCAAAAGTCTCTCCGCACAGGAATATGCGGCTACGACGAAAGCTAAAAGGGAAGGTACACGTAAAGGTAAACAATTTGTAAAACAACCCAAAGGTATTGCAAAAAAGACTGCTAGATTTCGGAGAGGCTAATGCTTAATTTATTGATAGGTCCAGTAGCAGAACTGGCAGGGACTTGGTTAAATGGAAAAGTTGAAAAGACTAAAGCAGAAACTGGTGCAAAAGTTGCACGGGCTAAAGCTGAAGCTACAATCATGGAAAAGAAAGCTACTGGCGAACTTGACTGGGATTTGGAAATGGCTAAAGGAAGTAAGCATTCGTGGAAAGACGAATGGCTTACGATACTATTCAGCATCCCTCTCATTCTTGCGTTCATTCCGGGTATGGAAGAAGTAGTGGCAAATGGATTTGCACAACTCCAATCAATGCCTTCATGGTATCAGTATAGCCTTGGTGTTATCGTTGCTGCCAGCTTTGGTGTTCGCAGTGCTACTAGGTTATTTGGAAAAGGGTAGTCCGATTGCAGATGTGGAGTATGCACAACAGAACAACAGACGAACAAGCGAGGAAGAACCGTGGCAGAAGTAACAATGGAAAGATTGTTGAAGTGGAAGATACTACCACGTCTGATGATGCTTGGGATGTCCTTATCCGCTTGGCGGGTAGTGGAGTGGTTTATGACATTGCCAGACCCGACAAGTCAACAAGCAGCACTGGTAAGTGTAGTGACGGGAGCAATGACAGGCGCATTTGCGGTGTGGATGGGACATGAGAAATGAAATATAACGCTGATAATTTTATAAACAAACTTATAGCACACGAGGGTCTGCGTCTTCAGGTATATCAAGATACACTTGGTATTGATACAATAGGCATAGGACGCAACCTAGAGGACCGTGGTATCACAAAGGAAGAACTGGACTGGATGGACATTCCTAACATGGATGCTATCTATGAGTACGGTATTACTGAAGCTGATGCTATGTATCTCGCAAAGAATGACGTACAGATAGTCGAAAAAGAACTGGTTCGTTCGCACCCTTGCGTTGAGGAGTTAGACGCTGTACGTCAGCTAGTATTGGTAGATATGGCATTTAATATGGGTGTACCACGATTAAGTAAATTTAAAAAAATGTGGGCGGCTATACACGAAAATAAATTTGACATAGCGGCAAAAGAAATGCTTGACAGCAGGTGGGCGATTCAAGTAAAATCGCGTAGTACAAAACTCGCCCATGCTATGCATCACGGAGAGTTTAGTGGCTAGACAATTAACAGAAAAACAACAGAAGTTTCTCGCTGTGCTTTTTGATGAAGCTGGCGGTGATATGGTCGCAGCAAAAAAGATGGCAGGGTATGCAGAAACTTCTGGCACAGCAGAAATTGTAAAAGGATTAAAAGAAGAAATCCTAGAAGCAACGCAAATGTATATGGCGCGTAATGCGCCAAAAGCTGCAATGGCAATGACAGGTGCTTTGTTTGACCCGACAGAACTTGGCATCCGTGATAAGATGTCTGCTGCTAAAGAACTGCTTGACCGTGTAGGTTTGGTCAAGACAGAGAAGATGCAGGTAGAAGCAAGCGGTGGCGTTATGCTTATGCCGCCTAAAGCTGCAGTAGAAGACGATGACTAGAAGCATAGGCAAGTGGAAACTGCCACAGCCGACAGATATTAAAGAAGAAAACGAATGGGTGCAGATACCTCGCATTGCAAGGACTGTGCCTTTTGGTTACAAGCAGAGTGAAGAAGACCCCGACATTCTTGACCCTATACCAGTTGAACTGGACTTGCTAGAGAAAGCCCGTACCCACATTAATCAGTATTCCTATCGTGAGGTAGCCAACTGGCTTACGGCAAATACTGGTAGATACATTTCTCACGTAGGATTAAGGAAACGATTAGCACATGAGCGACAGCGTAAGAACCAAGCTAAAAGCCTCCGCAAATGGGCAGAGTATGCGGAAACGGCAATCGCCAAAGCGAAAGCAATCGAAGAAGCGAGGACCGGCGCGAAAGCCAACGGTTGAGATACAAGAGGTTTCACATGAAACTAGTAGTATTGAGGAACATGCTAATGTACTGTTTAAGCCTAATCCCGGTCCACAAACAGAGTTCCTAGCTGCTAGTGAACGAGAAGTTCTTTATGGTGGTAGTGCTGGTGGTGGTAAGTCTTATGCTATGCTGGCAGACCCACTACGCTATATGGGTCATCCACAATTTAGTGGACTACTCCTACGACACACAACTGAAGAACTAAGAGAACTTATATTTAAGTCGCAAGAGTTATACCCACAAATCTGGCCGGGTATTAAGTGGTCAGAAAGAAAGATGCAGTG